TAAGAAATATTCTTTTTCTCCATCAACACTTACTTATGGTGCTGGAGAGTGTGCAAGGTTTTGGTATCTTGCTTTTGATGGCGCAGTGTTTTATGATAATGCTGACCCATATGGTGTAGCAAATAGGACAAGTGGTTCTTTAAGCCATGATCGAATTCAAGATGCAATGATTAAAGCAGATATCTTAGATAAAGATATGGAGTTTGAAACAGAGCGTAAGTATGGCAAACAAAAACATCCAGCATTAGAGTTTACAGTTAAGGTAGATGATCCTCCTATCTTTGGCTATGGAGATGTAATGCTTGACTATAAAGGTGAATCAATTCTTGGTGAAATTAAGACAATGCCAAACGATGGATTTGAATATAAAAAAGCAAATAGAAAAGCAAAAGGCAAACACCTTATGCAATTACTAATGTATATGAAGGTATTAAAAAAAGATAAAGGTGTTTTAATTTATGAAAATAAAAATAATCATGAATTATTAACTTTGCCAGTATTAATAAATGATGAATATCGTAACTGGGTTAATTACGCTTTTGACTGGATGAAACAAGTTCGCAAGGCTTGGACAGATAGAGATATTCCAGTAAAAACATATAGAGCAAACTCAAAAATCTGTAAAGTTTGTCCTATCCAAAAAGCCTGTGCAGAGGCAGAAGTAGGGGTTTTAAAAATTAAACCTCTTGAGGAATTAAGTGAAACTATGTGATCGATGTGATAAGGCATTTAATCCCAAAGTAAGTTATCAAATTTACTGCGGGATTAAGTGTAGAGACATTGCAACAAAAGATAAAATTGTGCAACGCTACCACATAACTCGTAGACAAAAAAGAATTGGCAAGGTAAGAAAATGCCTTGGTGGTTGTGGCGTAGACCTATCAATTTATAACGACTCTGGATTTTGTTCAAATTGTAATGTAAGTAAAAAAAATGTTGATAAAATGTTAAAACAAATAAAAGGATTTTTTGATTATGAACAAGACTAAGTGGGGTGCAGTAGTGGAACCAAATAAAATATGTGCCATTGATGCTAGTACTAACAGCCTTGCTTTTGCGTTATTTGAAAATAAAAAACTTGGGACTATTGGAAAAATAAAATTTGAAGGTAATACTAATTATGAAAAAGTAATGGACGCTTGTGCTAAAACAAAAGCATTTTTTGAATACTCTGGTGGATTTGAAGCAATAGTAATTGAACACACAGTCTTTATGAATAGTCCTAAGACTGCTGCAGATCTTGCATTGGTTCAAGGTGCACTGCTTGGTGCAGCAGGGCTAACTGGAACAAAACAAATAGGAACCGTAGCCCCAATTACCTGGCAAAACTATTTAGGAAATAAAAAATTAAGTAAAGAAGAACAACTAGAGATTAGATTAAAAAATCCTGGAAAATCAATCTCTTGGTATAAAACATTTGAACGGCAGATAAGAAAAGAAAGGACAATGAAATTAATTGAAATCAACTATGATAAAATCATTAACGATAATGACGTTGCTGACGCTTGTGGTATCGGTCACTGGGCTATTAATAATTGGAATAAAGCAGTAGGAGGAATAGAATAATGCCAGAGTTAAATGCAAACATACCTCCCATAGAATGTTATGTGCGTGGAAACTATTTAAGGAATCAGTTAGATAGTCATGATAAGTATTTCCCATGTGTTATATTTGGTGTTGCTAGTATAAAAAGCAGAAGCCCTTTATTTCACATAATGATGGAAGATGGTGGGTTATGGTGGAGATTACCAATTAGTGCATTTTGTACAAAACCTGGAGTTCCTGAAATAGACTTACATAATTTAGTTTTATGGAACGCTTTTAGTCATCACATATCTGTGACTAAATTTGAAAACCTTACAAACCTTAGAATGTCATATATTGATAGAACAAAGACAAGACATGATGGAACCTATTTATTTACTCTTGACTGGCACAATCCAGATACAAACGTTATGGATGATGGTTATTCAGAAAGTCCTTCCGAGCACAAGTGTGGACACGTCATACAACGAGATGATGGTAATTTTGCTGTTCAGCCCAATAATAGGGTTCGTATTTATGAACCTTCATTTACCTTGAAAAAAGATTATGTTATTGAAAGAATAATTAATGATTACAAGTGGGATGTTGAAAATCAAAATAAATGGATGCTGGAAGACTCCGATAAATTTTATTATGATATTAATACAAAAGAGGTTGACAAATAATACTATGAGTGGTAAACTGTATACAAGTGAGGTTTGGCTTCGTAAGAGATATCTTATAGATAAAAAATCTCCACAAGACATTGCCAAGGAGTGTGGGGCAAGCATAGAAACAATCTATGTATACCTTGCAAAATTTGGATTAAGGAAATCAAAACGATGAGTAATAATTTAAACATTACGGTTGATCAAGTTAATCATCCCTTACACTACACGACTGATCCTAGTGGAGTTGAGTGTATACAAATTACACGTCATCGCAATTTTAATATTGGAAATGCTTTTAAATATTTGTGGAGAGCAGGACTTAAAGATGAACAAAAAACAATCCAAGATTTAGAAAAAGCAATTTTTTATATTAAAGATGAGATTAATCGTTTAGAAGGAAAATATTATGTCAACTGAAACAGAATTAGTCCAACATTTAGATGAAGTAAACAAAGTAGTTACAGAATATTTAAAGGGTCAAGATCCAACAAAAATATCTAAAGAACTAGACATGCCTAGGACTCGTGTTGTTGCATTAATTAATGAGTGGAAAGTTATGGCATCTGCTAATGATGCAATTCGTGCACGGGCTAAAGAAGCCCTTGCTGGAGCAGACACACACTATAGTAAACTTATTACAAAGGCTTATGAGGTTATTGATGAATCAAGCATGACAAATAACCTTAGTGCAAAGACTCAGGCTATCAAACTTGTTATGGATATTGAAAAATCTAGAATTGAAATGCTTCAAAAGGCTGGTTTGTTAGAAAATAAAGAACTTGCCGAAGAGATGGTTCAAATTGAAAGACGACAAGAAGTCCTTGTTGAAATACTTAGAGAGATTGCTTCTACGCATCCAGAAGTTCGTGATTTAATTATGCACAGACTTTCACAAATTGCAAAAGAAGGCGAAGTGATTACGATTGTCCAAGATGTTTAATGATTTTTTAGATGTACTAAAAGAAAATCAGTTTGATGAAAAACCAGTAGATGTTAAAACATTTGTTGAGTCATCTGACTATCTTGGTCAACCAACCTTGTCAGCAATCCAGTATGACATAGTTGAAGCAATGAGTCAGATATACAAGAAAGAAGATTTACAAGAACTTTATGGGTCTGTAGAAGGGGCTAGATACTATGACAAATATACAAAAAACGAAATCATATTACAGTTGGGGAAGGGTAGCGGTAAAGATTTTACTTCCACTGTTGCTTGTGCTTACATTGTTTATAAGTTACTTTGTCTCAAAGACCCCGCAAGATACTTCGGAAAACCAAGCGGGGATGCGATAGATTTAATTAACGTTGCCATTAACGCACAACAGGCTAAGAACGTTTTCTTTAAAGGTTTTAAAACAAAGATTGAAAAATCTCCTTGGTTTGCAGGTAAGTATAATGCTAAGGCTGATAGTGTTGAGTTTGATAAATCAATCACTGTCTACTCTGGGCACTCAGAAAGAGAATCTCATGAAGGTTTAAACTTGTTGCTTGCAGTACTTGATGAAATTTCTGGATTTGCTTCTGAGGTTGGAACTGGTAATGAACAAGGTAAGACTGCAGAAAATATTTATAAAGCATTTCGTGGATCGGTAGACTCTCGTTTTCCAGATCTTGGTAAGGTTGTTCTTCTTTCATTCCCTCGTTATCAAGGTGACTTTATTTCAAAACGGTATGAAGATGTAATTATGGAAAAAGAATCAATAGAAAAGAAACATACTTTTATTATGAATGAAGACTTACCACATAATGACCCAAACAATCAATTTGAAATTACATGGGAAGAAGATCAAATTATTTCCTACAAAGTTCCAAGGGTATTAGCATTTAAAAGACCTACATGGGAAGTAAATCCAACAAGAAAGATAGATGATTTTAAACTAGCATTCTATACAGACCTTGGCGATGCCATGATGCGTTTTGCATGTGTCCCAACATATGCCTCAGATGCTTTCTTTAAACAAAAAGAAAAGTTAGAAAAATGTATGAATACAAGAAATCCAATAGATTTGTTTAAAAGGTTTGAAGAGACATTTAAACCAGATCCAGAAAAAACATACTATATTCATGCTGACCTTGCACAAAAACATGACAAATGTGCTGTTGCTATTGCACATGTTGACAAATGGGTTAACATTCAAGTTATTAAAGATTATGAGCAGGTAGCCCCTATAGTTGTTGTTGATGCTGTTGTGTGGTGGGAACCAAGATCAGAAGGTCCAGTTAACTTATCTGAAGTAAAACAATGGATAATTAATTTACGCAGAGAAGGATTTAATATTGGCATGGTTTCTTTTGACCGCTGGCAATCATTTGATATTCAAAATGAACTACAGGCTGTTGGTATTAGAACAGAAACTGTTTCAGTTGCCAAAAAACATTACGAAGATTTAGCAATGATGATTTATGAAGAGCGAGTAGCAATTCCTATGATTCCATTATTGTTGGAAGAAATGTCAGAACTAAAAATTATGAAGGGAAACAGAGTAGATCACCCTCGTAAAAAATCCAAAGACTTAGCGGATGCTGTCTGTGGAGCGGTATTTGGGGCAATATCTCATACCCCAAAGAATAATAATACAGAAATTGAGGTCCATACCTGGAGTTCTGCAACTCGACTTGCAGAAAAACAGCAACGTATGGTAGAATTAGATAATCGGGAAATGCCTAACGATGTTAAGGATTTTCTAGATAACTTAAACTTAATATAAACTAACAAGGAGAATAATGAATTCATTTAAGAAACTTGCCACAGTCTTGGCTGCAGCCTTGACACTTGGCGTGATGTCGGCACTTCCGACACAGGCTACAGTATATGCTGACGTTGTCACCATTGATGCCGTAGCAGATACAATTAATCCTGGTGAGACTGCAACAGCAGTAGTATCAGTATCATTTTTGGGAACAAGTATTGGAGATACCGTTTCGGTAATATCTGCAGTACTATCTGCCCCATCTACTGCTAGCGTTCCACAGTTTGCCGTTACAGAAACATCTAGCGCAACAGTGGCACTATCAGCAGACACAAAAACAGCAGCAGTATCTCCAGCAACTAATACTTCTGGTTATGTTACTGCAAAGTTGACATCATCATTTTATGTGCCTACCGTCGCTGGATCATATGTAGTTAGATTTATTCCTACATTGACTAGCGCATCTGGTTCAGTTACATCTGCTGCCATTACATGGACAGTTACTGTTACCGCTCCAGACCTTAAGGCATCAACTGCTTATACAACATCTTTTATTAATACTGGAGAAACAATTTCAGCAACAACAGATGCTACTGTATATGCTTCAAAGACAGTCTCATCTGATGCAGCAGCAGTTATTGTTTTAACTCAAAAGAATGCTGTTAATGCTTCTGCTTCAGAATCTGTTACAGCAACAATTTCAGGAGCGGGTATGTTGGGGTATGGTACAAACCATACAACAATTAACGGTCTTGGTAGATCATTAGTTGTACCTGCAGGAAACTACATTGGAGTATTCTCTGATGGAACATCTGGCGTAGGAACAATTACTCTTACTTCACAATCTGGAGCATTGTTAGCAACAGAGAAAGTAACATTTTATGGTGACATTGCCAAAGTTGTTACAACTGTAAAGAAGCCAGCAATTGCTGTAGGTTCTAACGCAGACGCAATTTCTGCCGTAGCATATGATGCTGCTGGCGTAGTTGTAGGAGCAGGAACACTAACAGTTACTTCAAATGATCTTACAGTAATCAGCAACTCAGCAACAACTGCTTCTATTTCTAATGGTGAAGCGTTGTTTTCTTTGGCTGGTGTTAAGACTGGTTCAGCAGGTGTATTAGTAAAGAGTGGAACAATCTCTGCAGACACAGTTACTGTGCGTGTAGAGGCTGCTGTTGCTTCTATTAAGTTGGCTTTTGATAAAGCAAACTATGTAGCAGGAGAGCAAGCCACAATTACTCTTTCACCAGTTGATGCAACAGGTGCAGTATTGTCTGGAAAGACACATGCTAGCCTACTTGCTTCTACA